CCATGGCACATAGCTATTAAGATTCGGTTTAAAGTTCTTAACTTCATAACCATGCTGGAGAAACCAATCTCTACACAAGTGTGCAGTGACCGCACTTTTGGAATGAGCTCTAGGTACATTAAGAGAACCATAAACCTTACATGTACCATCTTCAATAAAATTTAGAGGAGATTTTTTGTGCAAAGGTTTTAATAAATCATTCTTAGTTAAACTACCTAATGTCCTAGAATTCTGAGACAATGGTCTAAAAGGGGAGAGCTGTTTTATCATAGAAATTAAAATTTCTTGAGACAAACTATGAGAAAAACCTTTGACACCAGAGGTGGGTTTGAATTCATCAGTATATGCAGTGTTTTGAGGACCTGCACAATGAATACCAACTATAACATTGTCTCCCTTTCCAGTAGTGTCAACAAGAATTGGACTACCACAGGTACCACTAGCCAGAGTGACTAAAGAGGTATATGTAGGACCAGTTACATGGTAGTTACTAATAACAGATGATTCCCAAATCAAATTTTTAAGATTAGTATGAGAAGGTGTTCCATCATTATGTGAACGTATTAGTAAAAGACCGTGTCCTGTCCATCTAAATTTATCAGAAATGGGGAAATATTGTAAAATATTTTTACATGAACTACTTCCTCTGAGACGAAAGAGCATAATGTCATCTTTGATAATGAAATCACGTCTATTCAACACAAAAGTAGTATTAGAGTCTACACTAGAAATACGTGTGGAAACAACTTCAATTGAAATATTTTCATTACCAGCCTTCTTAAAAGCATGTGCAGTAGTGACATAAATATCAGATTGCACACCTAAAGCGCGAACCTTAGTTAGAGATCCAGAAGAGTTGGTTATTGTGATATTAATAATATTTGTGGATACTTTATCTGTAATATTCGGACCAGCTTCACATTTAGATTTATTGCTTATAAATAAGGATGATAAAGGAATGTCAGCATTATACCATACATTACTTTTTTCCTCACCTATAGGTTTAGGAATCATGCTACCTTGCATCTCTGATGTAGTAGTGGTATACAATTTATAGATCTTAATGATGATTAAAATAATTGAAGCTATTGTTCCACATATGGCAGCGTACCAAATGGAATCATATTGTTTTGGAGCAAAACTAAGTAGCTCCTTTTTACACGACCAATCCAATATGAGCCTCTCAGTAAGACTCCTTGGAGTGTGTTTAGGATAGAAACTATCTAAGTAATGATAATATTGTAAAGGATACTTACAGATATAGTACTTATAATCACAATTGAAAATGCCACTTAGGAAGTGTTTATCTTCAACCACGAGTTCAATAGGTTTTTTCAAGCTATGTGAATTAAAAGGAGTGGTTTGTAAAACGGCAGGACAAGGACAAGCAGAGAAAATACTCTTACATGAACTACATATCCTAATGTTCTCCATGTTGTTAGCAGATTGTTTCAAATTATTACATATATTATAATGTTTGGTAATTGTATTACAATACCAATTAATAAACTCATTAATATTAGATGTTTCCAGAACGGTAACTTTAGATGCACGAGAGGGTGTATCAGGATCTGTCTTAACTTCATTGACATGAATGTCCCATAAGTTTGGAACACACTCAATATAATCCACAAGATTATCAACCTTATCAGCATCTAAAAGCGTACTATTCTCCTTGCGCAAGTGTTCTTTAACAGAAACTTTAACAACGTAAGGAAAGCGCCTTAAAACAGCTGAAGGACAGGAAAAATATGAACCTGCATTAAGATCTTCAGTATTGGTAGTACCAATTACTAATTGCGCTCGAAGAGGAG